CTTATACAGGAAACTTAAGTATTTTACCGACTGGTTACGGACCCCTACTGGTATAATCGATGTGATTATATTATTAGTGTTTTAGGTTGCTAGAATTATAATACTTTCTGCAGATAATTCGAAACAGTCGAAACGATACCACCAGCAGCCATCCCTTCTGGTCCAAATAATGAACCAATAGGTAAGGCAAACTTTGAGATGGCACCGATAAAACGTCTCAGGTAACTTGCATTATCTGATTGGGTGAATGCGGTTGGTGATGAAGATACAGCTTTGTCAACATAAGCTATTGATTCAATATCTACATTGTTTGATCTTGTAGATGGTAAACGTCTAATTGCGCCTGGTGATGGTAAATATTCAACACAGTGCATTGTCTCCAATCGATATGAGACATTTTCTCCAGTAATACGAATACGTTTTAATAGAAAACTGTCGTCATATGACCATACAGTACCAAAATGCCCTGTTGTTACGAGCAAATTACCATATGAAAATAGAGAACGATCGATTGGATTGGTTGTGAGTACTATACCGCTGTCATGTATAGTGTCCCAGTTATAGGCGCCTACATGCTTAGATACCCCTTGTATCACTGATTTGGGTGTTAATTGTGCTGTTGTGTAAGTTGTTGTTTGTATACGCTCTGATGTTGGAAACCCCATTTGACGAACATCGATACTATTGATGGGAAAGGTTGTGGGATTTCCATAACTGTAGTCGTATATCGACACTGGTGTGGCATTAATCTCTTTGGTGCCAGCTGTCATTTCACTATCGTCAATTTCAATGATACCATTGGCTGTAAAAGCAGATGATGTGCATGTTAACCGAAAGGCAACACCTACATGTCTGATTTTACATCCTATAGGATGATTTGATAATGCGCTAGGTGCCATGTCAGAAACAAACAGCTCAGTCATGGGACATATTGGTACCCAATTATTTACCGAGTTGAAATTCGCCCCTTGGTTGATGTTTGTGCCAGCGATGTTAAGAGTGTCGACTTGTGATCCGTTTGGTTTAATACAAGCTCCATAAGGTGTACTAGGGAGGATGAGGATGTCAACAGAGCCTTTAACTGTGAAATCAGTGGTTCCACGATGGTCGAAAACAAGCTTGCCCGCTGCTGAAACGTCTGGTAGGCCCATACTAGGGCCTGAATGAAAAGGATCCAGCCGACAACGAGCATAAGGAATGTCCAAATGCGCTTTAACACTTGTTTTACTAGGAATTTGAGGAAGCATAGGATTGCGCACTTTACGTTGGTTAATAGTGCGTTTGCTTTTGTTGCCGTTTGGCTTGCGTTTTTGAGACTTCTTTGCATTCATAGAATATTATAATTAGTTTTAAATCTTAGACTGAACCCTACCTGAATTGACAGTTATTGTGTCAAAATAGTTTTCAATATCAATTTGTTGTGTTTTGGTGTAACCAAAGGCTCGTTGGAATGATAAACGAGATTCATCAGATATCCTAATAGGAGAACGTTGTTCATACACATAAGTGTATTCGGAACTGAGACCAATTTGTCGTGTGTGTAAACGACGCAAGAATAGAGCGTAGTTTTGAAGTATTGGAACACCGAGGTTACGTATTAATTCTCCTGTACCAACTGTATGGTACCAACGTAAGATATTATCGATATCCTTATTGTAAGCTTTATCAATGCATGTTGATGTTCTCTCAATAACTCTAGATGGTGTGCGTATCATACGCCACGTACCATCTATCATCACAGGATTGCATTGGCAAAAACTTAACTCCTCAAATGAATTAGCATATTCAACTTTAGTGCCTAATCTATAAACGGACAGTTCTGCTTCCGTGAATTCTTGGCCGTCATGAAATACTACACTATCATCACCATCACAGCATATGGAGGCATTACGATCACGTGTAATGTCTAATAAAACTGCATAATTACTAAGACTATTGCCTAATGATGTTGTTGCTTCACCAGACATTCTAGTGCCAGTAACTTTATATTCAATATGTTTTGATTTGCCATTATTTTTAATTTGTTTACTCAACATGTGTGAAAGTGTGGCATCACCATCAAATAAATCAACATAGATGCTATGCTCATTCTTAAGATAATGTGTGTTTTGCCTACTGTCATAACGTGAATGATCTGCTAAAAATATTTTGCAATCAGGGTGTTGATCATATAAATATCTAAGGAAATGTGCTTTTTGTGTATCATCAAGATTTTTAGTTGTAAAGCGTTTCTCGTAACCTGTGTGGAATAACAATCGTTCAATCGGTTTGATGTACTGTTGAAGTTGAAGGTTGTAATATGGTTTACGAGCTTGTATAGCTCTAGGTGCTTTAGTTGGGTCTTCCATTCTCTCCCATTTGACGAACATTTTGATTTGTGTGTCATCTGCCAAATAGGAACGTTCTCTTAGTTTCAGAGCACATTGTGCATATAAAGTTCTTTTACGTGGTGGTTTTTCATTAACGACTTTAGAGAGAGAATAAGGTGTTAATGATTGTAAATCGATCTTGAGTTTATCGCGCAATAGTTGATAACCGCGATTAACATGCATTATGTGTTCGGGGTCTAGGACTATACCAGTCTTGGAAAACACGTTTTGTTCTTCAGTGACTAAATGTCTTTCATTTAATGCACGATATTCATTACATTGACATTGGTTGTTAACGTGAATTTGCTTGAGTGGTATGTGGGGACAATCAATTGATATTGAAGTGAAGGTTGGGAGATTTAGATTGCAACATAATAAACGATCTTTGTTTATATATGCATCATCACGGAATTTAATGGATGATGTGCCAGCATCGATACTTGCATTGCTTTTAATGTTAGTTATGTCACTTTGGCAAGTAGCAAAGTGACTTAACAGTTTAAAGAATTAGCGCTACTAGTAGACAGATCCTTTGGATCTATGTGAAGCTTCCGTCTGACATTATCGCCAATACTACCAAAAGCATGTAATACACGTTCAAAGATGGACTCATGGTCGTGTAATTTGCCATTAGCTAAGTGACGTAGTTTGTCAAGTTTGACTCGCATTTTATCAGAATCCGCCCAGCCGTGGGTCATTATTAAGATTTCTGATTGTTTTATCACAACAGCATCAGTAATTTCGATGAGATGCTGGATTTCGGGTTTGCAACCGAGTGCAGTAATCATTTTTCGTGATTCATCACGAATTGATCGAAAGAATACCATATCGGGTTTCTCAAAAGCTAATTTGTAAGATATTGTATTTACTATGTCTTCAATCTGGTTATGAGTGATTGTTGTGCGTAGTAAATGATCAGTGACAATTGCGTGTCTGGCTAAAACAGCCTGATCAATTAGCTCAGTAGATATTGGCATATTCTTTGCTGCATCGTTAATGTGGTCTTTTAGTGTGTCGACAGTTTGATGGAGTTTGGGTTTAATCACAACACGTGGTCTTGTGAATGCGCAGCGAATGCGCTCGATGATCCCAATTGGTTTACGAGAGTGTTCCATCTTTGAGTGGTATCTTACATTGTCGAGACATGTGTTACGGAATTCGCAGTGAGCACATTGAAATTCAAATTTAGCGATCTCGTCAGCATGAGTAGTAATGTGTGGTTGTCCATAACCAGATCCCCCAGGTAGTGTTGGAGCAATGGGTTTGGTACGTTTATTACTATTTTTAGAATATACTATTGGTAATTGTTCTTCATATTGACATGAAACATCGCTTGGTTGAACTTCGTACTGGCAATCTTGTTCACATGATTTGCTTTGTACTGTTTTGTCAACAATTTGTTTTATTTTCAAACTCAATTTCTTACCAATAGTTTGTTTATGTGCAATTGGTTGTTTAACCAATTTTGATTCAGTAATGGGTGTTTTAATCGAATCAACAATTACTATACTATCGTCAGTTATCATTGGACTTAATGTAATAGGTAATTTGCGTGTGTGTGGCACAGGTCTAATCATTAATGGTTCAATTATTTGCTTTGGTGTGCTTATAATTGTGTCAACATTTCTTATCATACTATGAAATGGGTCAAATCGTGAGTACTCAGAAATAGTTTGCATTGGTACTAAGTTGTCGTCAACAACTCTATGCCACTGTCTATATTTCCCGTCTTTAGATTTGCCAACTGTAT